ACCAGAAGTGTTACTTCTGGTCCGTGCATGTTCAATCCCAAAGTGGAATCTACTTTTAATCTTGCTGCCATATAACAAGCTGCTGCTGCTCCGTGATACATTTTGTTCACTAGTTGCCAAGCTACGTTATGAGTATTAAACAAACGTGTCTTACAGATTGCAATCTTTTCAATTGGTCTTCTTTCGTCTTTCATTTCGTCTGTAAAGTAGTTGCGCACTACTTTATATTTCTTTATATTGTCAATCAGGTAGGTGATATCATTGCGCAATTCATCAGTTGGTTCATATTTTGTTGAACCGTTTTCATTCTTTCCGATTTCTTTGAAAAGATGAAGTTTACCTACACTGTTTTTTGGTTTTGTTTTTGTATATGGATAGCCTGGTGATGTATACATGTTTACAGGTTCTATCCACCCTGGTATTCCATTTATAGCTTCATCCAACGTCAACATTCTAGTTGGACCGCCATATTCATTTCTTGCATAATTGATCATGATTTCCCTGTAATGTTCCACAGCCATCCTTTTGTAGACTGGATTCCATCCTCCTGCTTCTTGATCAAATTTATTCATTCCAACTTCAATGGGATGTCTTCCCGTTTCATTCCTTGGATCGAATTGTCGCAAAATAGCTGGTTCAGTTTGGTGGTCACTGACTTTTTCGAAGATTGGACTAGTTTTAATGTCCGTCTTGCGAGGAACAATTCCTCCTCCGATTAATCTTCCAACTATAAGATGTCTCCCTGGTGGTTCAAATCTGGGGGTTGCATCGTAAGCGACTTGTAGCATTTTGTCTCCAATTACATCTTGCATGCTAGGTCCATCAATTGATGTTCTAGGTCCTAACAAAGAAAGAATTTGTTCTTGTGTTACTACTAAAGCATTTGCTCTATTAGTTTCTCTCAATGCAGCTTGATGTATTCCAACAATTTTACGTGGTACTTGAGTGCTGCAGTGCATAACTGCTCCACCACAATGTCCAACGTAAGTTGAAGCCTCATAATCCCATTGTTTTGCAGCATAAATTTGAACTTTGTCTGGTCCTTCCATATGTTGTTCTACAACCATGCTTAACTTTGGTAATACATGCATATTTATATCATCACTATTGTTCTTCTTAGGCTTATCTCTAGCATAAAGTATGCCTGAGTGTCCCATGATAGAAATGATATCACTTTCTCTCGCAAAATGCTTAACGG